AAAATTAATGGATATGACAACTGAGATATCAGGTTCTGACTACGGAATTATGTATCAAGGTACATTAATGGTTGCTAAGTATGCTCTTGGTCATGGAATCCTAAGACCAGAATGTGCAGCTACTATCAAGTTATCTTCTACTTAACTTACCTCAAAGAGTACTCAGCAATGGGTACTCTTTTTCTTACTATTTAAAACTATGGCTTATCACACTAAAGGCACTAAAAAATCTACTACTAAAAAAAGTAGTAAAGGTACTAAGAAGGGTTATTAAATATGGAACATAGTAGAGATTCTTTAAAGATTAAAAAATCTAAAAAGAAAAAAAAGAAAACACCAAGTAAAAAATTTCTTGAGTTTTTAAGAAAAAGGTATGATGATCCTAAAGAAGTAAGTAAATTTGGTGTTATTTCTAAAGGTAGGAAGGCTAGAGAAGAAGCCTTAAAAATGCTTAACCAGTATTAATTATGTCTGTTGCTGCAACCACTGAATTAGAAGCCGTCAACATTATGTTGGCTGCTATAGGAGAATCTCCTATAAATAGCTTGACAGGTACTTTGCCAGTTGATGCTCGTCTTGCTCAATCAACCCTTACTGAAACAAACAAAGACGTGCAGAGCGAAGGGTGGAGTTTTAACACAGAGATAGATGTTACGTTAACTAGAGATTCTTTAACTAAACATATATCATTATCAACTGATGTGTTAAGAGTTGATCCTAATATTCATCAACATCCAAGTGTTGATGCGATTCAACGTTCATTAAAACTTTATGACAGGTTAAATAATAAATATGAATTTGATGAAGATCTTATTTGTACTATTGTTTACTTAAGAACTTTTTCTGAAATACCAGAGCCAGCAAGAAGATATATCATAATAAAAGCTGCAAGAGTTTTTGTTGATAGGTTAGTAAGTGATCAAGGTTTGAGAACTTATACGCAGCAAGACGAAACTAGAGCAAGAGCTATACTGATGGAAACTGATTTATGTAATGCTGATCATAATGTATTAAGAGGTGATCCTTCTTTAACAAGTGTCTTTGATACTTATTCACCAGCAAACGCAATCATTAGGTAATTATGGGTCTTGTATCAAGGTCAATTCCAACTTTATTAAGAGGAGTCTCACAAGCTTCTGAATCTACAAAACAACCTGATCATGCTGACATACAGGATAATGCTAATAGCGATCCTGTATTAGGTCTTACAAAGCGTTCTGGTAGCCAATACGTCAGTAAGTTAATTGCAACAGGAGCATTGATAGGTGATAGTCATGTCAGAATGATTAATAGAGATCTTACTGAGAGATATGTAGCAGTAATAAGTTCTACAACTTTAAGAGTTTTTGAATTAGATGGTACAGAACTTACCGTAGATTTTCCAGATGGAGTAGGTTATTTAAATTGCACAAATGCTAGATTACAGATTAAAACAATTACAGTTGCTGATTTTACTTTTCTTGTAAATACAAATATTACTACATCAATGGATTCAACATTGTCTCCAGGAAATATAAACCAAGCTATTGTTTTTTTTAATAGAGTTACAGATCAGACTACTTATTCAGTAACTGTAGATGGAGTTACAGCTTCACACAATACATCTAATGACAACCCTCTTAGCACTGCTACAGTTGCAACTCAAATAAGAACAGGTCTATTAGCTGGATTAAGTGGATTTACAATTAATCAAAATGGTCCAGTTTTACATATATTTAAAAGTAATAACACAAACTTTTCAATACAGTCTTCTGATACACAAGGTAATTCACAAATAACAACTGTAAAAAATACAGTTCAACAGTTTACTGATTTACCACCCATCTCTCCGAATGGAATGGTAGTTGAAGTGAAAGGTGATGAATCTACAAACTTTGATAATTATTACGTTAAGTTTGTCACTAACAATGGTGGTACTTTTGAAGAAGGTCAATGGGAAGAATCAGTAGAAGCAGGTATTAATATTAGATTTAATTACGATACAATGCCACATGTATTGATACGAAAAGCTGATGGTAATTTTATATTTGCAAGAGTTGATGGGGGAACTTATACAGCAAGCGGTCAAACATTTACTTTACCAAGATGGGGAGATCGACTAGTTGGAGATTTAGAATCAGCACCAGACCCATCATTTATTGGTTCGAAAATAAATAATGTTTTCTTTTTTAGAAACAGGTTAGGTTTTTTAGCTGAAGACAATGTAATTTTATCAAGTGTAGGTGATTTCTTTAATTTCTTTCCAGAGACTGTTTTGTCTGTAGTAGATAGTGATCCGATTGACGTAGCAGCTTCACATACTAAAGTCTCAATTTTAAAATTTGCTGTAAATATGGGTGAAAAATTAATATTATTTTCTGATCAAACACAATTTGTTTTATCGTCATCATCTGATACATTGACACCAAAAACAGCTAACGTAGTTGTATCAACAGAGTTTGAGTCAACAGATGAAGGTGCTGCTCCTGTAGGTTCTGGTAGTTCTATTTATTACTTAACAAAAAAAGGTAATTTTGCAGGTGTTAGAGAATACATTACACAAACGAATGTAAATGTAAGAGATGCTTCTAATATTACTATTCATATTCCTAGACTTATTCCAAGTGATATTTTTAAAGTTGCTGTTTCTAGTAATGAAGACGTATTGGTTTTATTAGGAGCAACAAACCCAAATGTTCTTTATATTAATAGATGGTTATACGGACCTAGATCAGAAAAAATATTAAATGCGTGGTTTACATATACTATGGATCCAAGTAAAGAAATTAAAAATATAGATTTTATTGGTACTGATTTATTTATAGTTACTGATCGTTCTCCGTCATTTATTGATCTTGGAGCAGAAGTTCTTTTAGAAAAAATACCTTTTGAATCAAATTTTAAAGAACCTAACGCTGATTTTGAATTTCATTTGGATCGTAAAATTACAGAAGCAACTACTGGAGTTTCTATTGCTTATAACAGTACAACTAAGGTTTCTACTATTACTGTTCCATATAAATTACATGCCAAAATGGAAGTCATAGGAAGGTTTTTATCAAGCGTAGAAACAAGCACTTTTGTTGATAATGTAGGAGCTACTCAAACATTAAAGCCTGGACAGAAGTTAACATCTACAAATTTAACAGATGGAACAACATCAACAATTACTATTGCAGATAAAGACGTAAGAAATAGTAAATTTATAATTGGTGAACCTTATGAAATGCACTATAGGTTTTCATCACAACGTCTTACAGAAGCATCAGGAGGACAAAAAACTGGTGAAATTATTAGTGGTCGTTTACAACTAAAACATTTTTATATAAAGTTTGAAAACACTGGATTTTTTAAAGTAGAGGTTACACCAGATCATAATCTTACTTCAACACAAGAATTTACTGGTCGTTTTCTTGGTGCTGCATCTTCTTCTATTGGTGCAGTATCTTTAGAGACAGGAACATTTAAAGTTCCTGTTATGAGTAGAGCAGATAGAGTTACAATAGATGTGAAAAACGATACTTTTTTACCAACAATCTTATCAAGTGCTGAATATGAAGCTATGTTCCATATGAGGTCAAGACGTATTTGATGGGGTATTTAAGAAAATCTAAATTAAGTGATCTTAATCATGTTGCAAAAAACATGAGAACTATGGATCAAATGGAAGCTTATTATCAAACAGGAAAACAACCAGAAGAAGCGTTGAGATTATCTTATTTATATGGTCAAACAAACATGGCTATAGCTGATGATAATGATAATCCTATAGGCTTATGTGGTGTTATTTCTGATGGATGTATATGGATGGTAGCAACTGATGAGTTGTTTACTAATAAAAAATATAAAATACAATTAATAAGAGAAGGTAGGAAATGGGTAGATAGCCTATTGAAAAATTATAAAATGCTATACAATATGGTATATGCAGAGAACCATTCTGCTATAAAATGGTTAAAAGCTCTTGGGTTTACTTTTATTAGCTATCACGAGGAATACGGACAGGAAAGTAAGCCATTCTATGAATTCTTGAGGATCTCTTAAATGTGTGTCGCAGCATTACCAGCTTTAGGAGCAGCACAGCCACTATTCTTTGCAAGTTTAGGAATACAAGGAGCGCAGATGATAGCTGGAAACAGAGCAGCAAGTCGAGCAGCACGTTATCAATATGAAGCAGCAAGAAGATCAGCACTATCAGCAGAACAAGCATTTGCACAACAACAAGAAGGATTAGCAGCAAACCTAAAAGAAACAAGAGCAGCTAAAGCACAAGAAAGATTAGCAGCCTCAGTACAAGGATTACAAGCAAGAGGTGCTATTGCAGCTACAGAAGGATTAAGTGGTCGTACTGCACAGCTATTATCAATGGATGCTGGAAGACAGGCAGCTAATTTAAGAAATCGTATAAATCAAACAATGCAATCAGCAGAAGGTCAATTTAGACGAAATGCTTTAGGTTTAGAAGCTCAAAGAGATAGCAGATTAAATGCTGCAACAGATATGCAAAACCAAGCCTATGCAACTGCTAGGGCAAATACAAGTAGCATCTTTGACTTCTTAGGTGCTGGTGTTCAGTCCTACACAAACTTAATAGGCAATCCAGCTTTTAGAACTATTGGAGAATAAATAACATATGACTTCTAGTTACCAAAGCACAGCCTTTCAATCTTCAGCAAGACCTGTTGATACCTTTGTTAGACAAAGCACTGTACCTCTTATAGAAGATGATGGGTTTACTAAACTAACTAAAGCTTTGTCAGCAGTAAATCCAGTGCTTAATTTTTATATTGATAAAACAATAAAAAAGGAAGCTTCACAAGGTGTTATTGATGAATATAAAAAGTCATTAACACCAAAAAACATTTCAGATACAGCAGAAGAATTTGGTAAGCTTGTTGATGGTGTTAGAAAAAACAATGGAGATGAAGCTGCTAAAGAATTTGCTGGACAAAGTATTTGGTATAAAGACGCTGCACAGAAAACAAGAGCAATCCTTGCAGGTAGTAATGCTTTAAGTGATTTATTATCTTCTTACAATATAGATACAATAGATGGTCAACCTTTAAGAAGTTTTTCTGTTTCTGATCCAAAGATAATAAATTACCAACAAGAAAAATTAAATCAAGCTATTTCAAATCTTGATGTAGACGAATTTTATGCTGCTGAGTTTTTCTTTCCTAAATTACAAAAAGCAAGTGATGCTTGGTATTCACATCATATAAAACAAAATAGTCTTTACAATATTGAAGATCTACAAGGTAAAGCAACAGAAATTGTTCAGCAAGTATATACACAATGGAGTCTTGGTTATAAAGACGAAGCAAGATCAACCGCCAGCAATTATATAACTAATGTACGCAAACTTCTTAAAGGTAAAAATTATACTGAAGTACAAGACCTTTTAATTGATGATATAAAACAAGTAGCTCGTATTATAGGGTTTACAAGTGATGAGGGAGATCAAGAAGCTCAAGAATTTATAGATGAAGTAATACAATATTTTCCTTCTGGTCCTAATGGCCTTCAAACTTTAGCTAATAATAAGAATTTTTTAAATATGAGAGCAGATTTATTATTTGAGTTAGAATCTTTTACTAGAGCAAAAAACAAAAAAATTTTAGCAGAAAAATTGCAAGCGTCTTTAGAAGAAGGAAGAGCTTTATTATTAGATCCCAACACAACAACAGAGCAATTTCGTGAATTTAAATTAGCTAATCCAGAAATTATAAAAGATCTTAATGATTTCGCATTAGAAACTCAGTCCAACTCTGATCAAGAGTTAGCTGACATTTATTTTAGTATTACAAGAGATGAATTTCAAACACCATTAGAAGCAGCAAGAGCAGCAAGAACTTGGTATAACGGAACTTTAAAAACTCAAAAAGATAAGGCTGAACTAAAAACATTAACAACTGCAATTAATAGAAATATTAATGGGTCTGCTAACCCTATCAGACAATCAATTACAAGAATTACAAAAGCAACAGATGCTCTTCTTGATGATGTTGAAACTGGTTTATTTAGTCAAGAAGCTGATATAGCAAAAATTGATATTGATGATTACGTTCAAAAAACAATGTTTGATTGGTTTTTTAGTTTTAAAAGGAATGGTGAACCAGCAACACCAGTAGATGAAGAAATTATTAGAAAAGAATTAGAAGTAAAAAAAGAAGCACAACAACGAGCAGTAGATTTTTTAGGAAGTTCAGAGGGTCCAGGTTTAGATGTAAATATTAAAAACCTCAGAGATAGTGCAACAAGACAAAGACTTTTAAGAATAAAAAAAAGAATTGAAACAGGCATAAAAACAGAGGCTACAATAGATCAAATTTCAAATCAATCAGGAGTTTCGATAGATGAGGTAGAGAGACTACTAGGCACTGTTGGCAATTTAGATAACAACACAGATTCTACTAATAATCAAAATACCCCTGCACGACCCGATGTAATTCCTAATCCTAGTGAAGGTTTTCAACAAATGTCTGATGTTAATACTGAAGAAACTCCTGGTATTCAAAGAATAAATAAAACTATAGATATGTTTAAAGGAGCAGTATCTTTTGGAAGCGGTAAAAGAGGAGATAATTTAGCTAAAGATCCAGCTTTTATTACTACAATTAAAAAAGATGGATTTAGCCATACATACGCAGACTCCTCTCCTCCTGAAGTTATTGAAGAAATGAAAAACATTTATAAGGAATTAGTTACAGATACATCTTTAAAAAGCAGTCAAGATAAATTAGCTATTGCACAGATGGTAATGACTGAAGCTATACAAACAAGTGAAGAGGACATGATAGGTGTAATGAGTTCTGTATTAGCAAGAGTTGCTAGAGCAAGATTAGGTTTGCGTTTAATGCCAGGTATGGGTAGCTATGAGAAAGATATAATTGATGAAATTCTTAGAAAAGATCAATTTGAAGGGGTAAAAGGGGTTACGAGAGAAGAACTTATAAATACAAAACCTATAAAAAATCGAACAGAACAAGACCTGAGACGAGTTATATATGTATTATTTAATCAAGGTCCTCGTGTAGACATCTAATGACACAATCACCATTACAAAGATTTCAAGAAAACAATCAATTTCGTAAGCAAGAAGCTAGAAAAAAACGCAAAGAAATTGATCAAAAAATTAAAGAAACCTCTGCTAGTAAAGTTGTAAGAGGACTTGTTGGTGGAGGAATAACAGCAGTTAACGAAGGAGTTGAAGTTTTTGATGATATTTATGATTCAGCTTTCGGTAATCCATACGACAATGAAGACCTTATAAATCTAAAAACAGCAGGTCTGAAAATTGATTCAGATGAAGGTGATTGGAGGTATGAAGTACCACACATGGTTGGTCAATATATATTACCTGGTGGAGCAATATTTAAAGGATTAAGGTTTTTACCATTAGCTGCGAGAGGATACGCTGCTGGTGCAATAGTTGATGGATTCCTAACAGATCCATACGAAAAAAACTTATTTAATATTGCAGCAAATCATGCACCTACTTTTCTTAAACCACTTTTAAATGTTTTCTCTGCTCCTGATGAAGAAGTAAGTGTTCATATAGCAAGGTTAAAAGCTGTTGCTGCAGGTGGTATTCAAGGAAAAGTTGCAGAAAAAGGGCTAGGAGTTGTAGGAGGTGTAGCAAAAGGAGCAGCAGATGCAGTTAAAGATGTTGCTAAATCAACAACAGATAAAGGGTCATCTCTATTAGATACCTTTATAGATAAAGTTTTAGAGATGAGAAATAATCCAGGCAGTAAAGCAAGATTGCAAAAATCTTTAAAAGATTATGAGCAAGTTACTTTAAGTGATGTTCAAGAAATAGATCAAATGCTTGGATCTAAAAAACTATTAGAAGATATAGAACCTCAAGGTGTACCTAAAGGTACGTCAGAAGCTACTGGTAAATCTTTAAAAGGAGTACCACAAACAGGGCAAGGTGTCCCTGTTGATCAAACTTATAACGTAAGAACAATTAATACCAATGATGATTTAAAAGAACTTCTTTTATCACGCTTAGAACAATACAAGCAAAAAGGTCAGTTTCCAGAAAAAAGATCATTTGCAAATATGGCACGAGCAGCAAGAAGGCAACTGCCACAAGATACCGTTCTTGGATTAGAAAGATTTGTTAATAATTTTGGTCCTGGTGGACAAGAAGATTTGCCAGCAATGATTATTGCAATGAATGACTTGGTACATGAAAGCCTAACAAATGTCGGAGATCTAGCAAAACAATTAGATCAAACAATGGCTACTGGTAATCGTGTACGCTATGACGAGATTAAAGAAGAATTTGCTAGCAATTTAAAAGTATTTGATGGTCTTATTAATATTCATAGAACAACTAAAAACATACTAGGCCAAAGTCTAGCTGCTAATAAAGTGCCAGCTAATATTGGTGACAAAGCTACAGATATACAATCTTTATTTGGAAGAACGCCAGAAGAAAAATTTTTAGATCAAGCACAAAATCTTCGAGCTACTCCTGACGATCTTTATACAGATCCTTTAAGTGAATTTAATATAGATGACATACTGAAAATTGCTGACGATGGTGATACTAAACAGTTAAGGACTTTAGTTAGAAAAATACAAATAGCATCACAAAATCCAAATGCTCTTAAAACTTTAATTAATGAAGGAGGTGGTACTCGTTTCTTGAAAATAACAAATGAAATATTTATAAACTCTATTTTATCTAGTCCAATAACTCACCAAGTTAATATGCTTTCAACAGCATTAAACTCATTAGCAAGACCTGTTGAATTAGCTTTAGGAGCAGAAGACTCTATATCAAGAATGAGGGCAGGTAGAGAACTTATTTACATGGTTACTTCTTCATTTGATTCTTTAAAAATGGCAGTAGCTTCATTAAGAGCAGAAGATAATATTCTTGATGCTGGTGCGATGGTTTCCGATGTAGAAAGATTTGCAATAAGATCTACAGGTAAAGGACCTGTTGCCAGGTTAATTAATGGAGTAGGTACTTTATATCGTATACCAAGTCGATTTCTTTTGGCAGAAGATGAATTTTTTAAACAGATAAACTTTAGAGCTTTTGCTATGGCTGATGCTTGGGAAAAAGGAACAAGGCAAGGACTTACTGGTGATGCCTTAAAAGATTTTATGAAAGAACAATTTGATGGTGTAATTAAGATTGTAAACCAACAAAGCAAAGACGGTGTTTTTTCAAAAGAAATTTTAGATTTATATGAACGTGCAAAGCAATTTGCAGCAGAAACAACTTTTACTAACAACCTTGGCAAAGGTACATTAAGTGGTGATTTCCAATCACTCGTGAGCAAGCATCCTTCATTAAGAATTTTCTTTCCATTTGTAAGAACTCCTTTAAATATTTTAAAAAGCACTTTTAAGAGAACACCTGGTGTAAATAGATTTATGAAAGAACACATGGATGCAATAAGAAGCACTGATCCGTCTGTGAGAGCAAGAGCTATTGGGGAATCTAGAGTCGGTGGCACAATGTGGTTGGCTGGTCTTACGACAGCAGCAGCTATTAATGTCCCTAATGCACCTATAGCTATTACAGGTGGTGGTCCTAAAGATTCTAATTTGTTAAATCAAAAAAGAGCTACAGGCTGGCAACCTTATAGTTTTAGATTTTTAGTAAAACCTAATGAATATGAGAATATTGCTAAAAAAGGTAAAGCTAACGAACAAATTAAAATTGATCAAGATACTACTTTAGTAAGAGGAGCAGATGGAAATTTAAAATACAGATACGTTAGCTATAGAAGGTTAGATCCTTGGGCATCATATTTATCAATGTCTGCTGATATGGCAGAAATAGCTGGACAGGTTCCAAGTGGAGATTGGAAAGACTTTATTGAAGTCTCAGGAGTAGCAATAGCAAGAAATTTTAAAGATAAAACATATTTACAAGGTCTTACAGAACTATCTAATTTATTTAACAATGAACAAGGTTTATCAACTTGGGTAGCAAGAAGGTTAGCAGCATTAACAAATCCTTTATCAGCAGGTGGTCGTGATGCTAAAAAAACTTTTGATTCTGTATCTGTTTTAGGTAATGAATTTGATATAGGTCCGAGAGGTCCTAATGGTGAAAGAGTGATTTTAGATAAAAAAGTGAGGCCAGGAGATGCAACAGGTCCAATGATAGTTGTACGAAGATATTTAAATGAATTAGCTGCTACTGTGCCAGGATGGAATAATGATTTACCAGCAATTCAAAATTGGATTACAGGGCAATATGTTGAGTATCCTGTAGGCTTTGGCCCTGATAATTGGAATGTTTTATTGGATGGATGGTCAACCGATACACAAACAATTAATGATCCTGTTTTAAGTGTTTTAGCTGATATGGAAGCTAGTTTTGAAGCTCCTAAAGCATCATTTTTAAATGGCGAGATACGTTTAAATAAAAAACAATACGCACAACTTGTTTATATGACCGCTAACGAAAAGAAAGGGAATTTTAGATTATATGATGCTTTATTAAAAGAAATAAACAAACCAAGAATGCAAGCTGAAATAAGAATTGCTAGAGGATTAGAAATAAATAATACAAATCAAGAAGCAAGTGTTGCAGCATCTGATGCTTCTAGAAGCTATGTTCTTAAACAGTTAGGGGATATAATAAGGGAATATAAAGCAAGAGCGAAACAAAGGTTTTTAGATTTACCAGATGAAGAAATACGAAGCATGAAAGCCAAATATGATCAACAAGTAATATTACAAAATAGAATTAGGAAAGAAGAAATAATGAGAGATAGAATGAGGGAAACAAATCCTAACAATTCAATCCAAACCCTTCAAACTCTTTAATCATGGCTACCAACACTACAACCACAAGTACAAGTCACACTGGTAATACTACGGCTGGTCCTTTTGCTATATCTTTTACTTATGTAAAAAATACTGACATAGATGTAACAGTAGCAGGTGTTTTAAAAACTTTAGGGACTCATTATACTTTTACCAGTGCTACTCAAATTACCTTTACCAGTGGTAATGAACCTGCAAGCGGTGCTGCTATTGTTTTCCGTAGAAATACAAATGTAAGTACAAAAGCTGTTGATTTTCAAGATGGAAGCGTTCTTACAGAAACAGATTTAGATAGAAGTATAGATCAATTAATAAATGGAGTACAAGAAATAACTGATGATTATGTAAAAAGAGATGGAACACAAACTATCACAGGTAATCTTGTATTTGAAGGTGCTACTGATGATGCAAATGAAACAACATTAGCAATTACAGATCCCACTGCTGATAGAACAATTACATTACCTGACACCACAGGAACAGTTGTAACAACAGGAGATACAGGAACTGTTAGTTCAACAATGATTACTAATGGAACTATTGTTAATGCTGATGTAAATGCAAGTGCAGCTATAGATGGAACTAAAATATCACCTAATTTTGGTAGTCAAAATATTGTTACCTCTGGAACTGTTGATGGTAGAGATGTATCAACTGATGGTACAAAATTAGATGGTATTGAAAGTGGAGCAACAGCAGATCAAACAGCAGCAGAAATAAGAACTCTTGTAGATAGTGCTACTGATAGCAACGTATTCACAGATGCAGATCTAAGTAAGTTAACTGGTATAGAAACTAATGCAACAGCAGATCAGACTGATGCAGAAATAAGAGCAGCAGTAAATGCAGCTACTGATAGTAATGTATTTACAGACGCAGATTTAAGTAAACTAAATGCAATAGAAGCTAATGCTGATGTTACGGATGCAACTAACGTAGATGCTGCTGGTGCAGTAATGAATAGTGATCTTGCTAGTAAAGGTGAGATCTTAGTTGGAGATGGTGCAGGTGATCCTACAGTGCTTCCTGTTGGTCAAAATAATTATGTTTTAATTGCAGATAGCGGTGAAGCTTCTGGTGTTAAGTGGGGGCCATCACCTTCTGCTGGTGGTATAAATAATATTGTTGAAGATACAACTCCACAGCTAGGAGGTGATTTAGATGTACAATCTAACGAAATAACAAGTGGCACAACAAACGCAAATATAGTAGTACAACCAAATGGTACAGGTGTTTTAGAAGTAAAAGGAGATGGTACAAGTAGCGGTCAAAGTGGAACAATTCAACTAAATTGTTCTTTTAACACCCATGGGGTGAAGATTAAATCGCCAGCCCATAGTGCAGGTGCAAGTTATACATTAACCTTGCCTACTAGTGTTGTTAACGGTCAGTTTTTAAAAACAGATGCAAATGGAAATCTTAGTTGGGCTGCTGTTGATTTAACAGCTTTAAACGCATCTAACTTAACTTCTGGAACCGTTCCTGATGCTAGATTTCCAGCTACTTTACCAACAGCAAGCGGAACAAATCTTACAAATCTACCATCTGCCAGTTTAACAGGAGCATTACCTGCAATCTCAGGAGCAGCGTTAACATCTTTAGATGCCACTAATCTAGGTAGCGGAACAATACCTGATGCCAGGTTCCCTGCAACACTACCAGCAGCGTCAGCAACTAACTTAACATCTATACCTGCTGCTAATATCACTGGTACATTGCCAGCTATAAATGGTGGAAGCTTAACAGATTTAAATGCTAGTAATTTAGGTAGTGGAACAATACCCGATGCTAGGTTTCCAGCAACCTTACCTGCTGTTAGTGCAACTAATTTAACATCTATACCAGCAGCAAACATAACAGGAACTTTACCTGCTATTGATGGATCAAACCTTACTGGTATTACGGCTGGAGCGCAAGGTGGTGGCGGTGAGTCTATATTTTTTGAAAGTGAAAACGAAATGAATAATAGTTATACAATTTCAACAAATCACAACGCACTTGTTGCTGGACCTCTAGCCATTGCGAGCGGTGCTACACTTACAATAAACAGTCCTTCAGTTTTAACAATTCCATAATGACAATAAAAATTAACGGGACAAATACCGCAGCAAATCCTTCAATTACTGGAACGGACACTGATACTGGTATTGTTTACGGAAGCGATCAAATAGATTTTTCTACAGGTGGTTCAAGTAAAGTAACTTTAAATGGTTCAAATTTAGGTATAGGAGAAACAAGTCCTACACATAAACTAGAAGTAGTTGATTCAAGTTTTTCGCCTATTTATACTAGAGGTTCTGGAAATGTAGGTGGCATAAGATTTGGTAATACAAGTCATACGAATGGATATATTTATTATGACAATGGTCCAAATATGAATTTTCAGGTTGGTGGTGCGGAGCGTGTTCGTATTCTTAGTGGTGGAGGAATAGCTTTTAACGGAGACACCGCAGCAGCTAACGCATTAGATGATTATGAAGAAGGAACTTTTACATGTAGTTTAGCAGCAGGTGGAAATACTGTTTCAGCTAGTTATAGTTACCAAACTGGTGTTTACACAAAAATAGGAAGAATAGTACACGTTCAAACATCTATTAACGCTTATAACTTACCTAATACTGGTAGTGATCATGTAGCTATTGATGGCTTACCATTTACTGAAGGGCAAGGAGGTGGTTATAAAGAAGCATCATGGAGTTTAGGAAAAACCTCAAGTGGCACATTAGGTCATATGCACGGGTATGTAGAAGGAAATAGTAATAAAATCCGCCTTCAAAATGCTGGAAACACCAACATAAGCGTTGCTGCTCTCGGAACTAGTGTTTGGTTTTTTGGATCAGCAACATATACAACTAACGCTTAATACACATGTCTTCAATAAAACTAAAACACGCTTCTGGAAACGGTGTAAGCATAACAGCACCTAGTTCTAACCCTGCTGCTGATCGCACTCTAGAGTTACCTAGCGATGCTGATGGAATTATTGCTAAGACAGACACTTCTGGTAATTTAAATTTTGATGATAATAAAAAAATTAATGTCGGAAATTCTTCGGATTTAGAAATTTATCATAATGGCACGCACTCACATATTGATGAAGCTGCTAATGGAAATTTAGTATTAAGAACAAATCCATCAGGTACATACTCAACCATTGTTTTACAAGCTGGTCAGGAAAATTCTGTTATATGTAATAAGCTTGGAAGTACAGAGCTTTACCATATAGCTGGAGTCGGAAGTAGTAGTAAAAAGTTTGAAACATTATCAACAGGTGTGAGAGCGCAAGGCGGTATTTGTTTTGGATCTGATACGGCTACTGCAAATCATTTAGATGACTATGAAGAAGGGTCTTACACGCCTGTAGTAAGAGCTAGTAATGGTGGAACTGTACTGACTTATGGAGCAGGTACAAGTAACGATTATAATTTTAAAAGTCCAAGTGGTGATGGCGTATCTACTGTTGGATATACCAAAATAGGAAATAGATGTTTTTTATCGTTTACTATAATTTTCAACTTAAATCAAACAATGCGTTATAACATATCTTTGCCTTTTACTGGTGCAGGAAATAATTATCAAATCATTGGTCCTGCTGCTTTTTATGGACTTGCATTAAACAATCAGGAATTAGGTTTTTTGGGAGCCAATAGTCAGACAACATTTGATACTTACGTTATTGATACTAATGGTGGTCATAATAATGTTCCAATAAATACTAATTCTGAAGTTTATTATTCTTTTAATTATCAAACACAATAGACCGAGCTAAGTCTATAAACTAAGCCTAAACCTGTTTTAATCGGAGATTAATCCTAATGGCACTTACAGAAACAACTGAATACGACAAAATAGAGATCGTCACATCTTACAAGCATGTACAGGTCAGAAAAGCAACAGTCATCAAAAAAGATGGTGTTGAACTAACAAGATCTTTTGAAAGATATATTTTAAGTGCTGGTACATTAGATGCTTCAGACAATTTAGTTGATACCGACATTTCGGGAGAACCAACAGAGATACAATCAGTATGTAATGCTGTATGGACTACTGATGTAAAAGCAGCTTTAAAAGCTAAACTAATAGCAGAGAAACCAAGTAGCTAATGTCATCAATTAGATTAAAACACGCTTCTGGAAATGCTGTAACAATAGCAGCACCAAGTTCAAACCCCTCGTCAAATAAGACAATTAACTTGCCTGATGAGGCTGGTATATTTGCAACCAAAGATTCCGCAAATAGTCTGCAAAACGTAACTGGTGTAAATGGCAGCGCATTATCAAATAGAAGAATGAATATAAATGGAGCTTGCCTTGTAAGCCAACGTGGTAATAAAACAGGATTAACTGTCAGTGGCGCACCTCATTATGTAGTTGACAGATTTCGACATTATTTTACTGAAGGAACATTTAGTATTTCACAAGAAAATGATGCTCCTGCTGGCTCTGGTTTTACAAAATCATTAAAAATACAATGCACTACAGCAGATACAAGCCAAGATGCTGGAGCAGTGCATAATCTTACATATCCATTTGAAGGACAAGATTTACAGAGATTAGCAAAAGGATCATCTGGGGCAAAACAACTTGCAGTTCAGTTTTGGTGCAAAGCCTATCAAACAGGTGCTTTTAATATAACTTTGTTTGATGAAGATAATAATAGATTCACTAACCAAACTTTTACAATTTCTGCGTCTAATACTTGGGAGAAAAAAGAATTAATATTCCCTGCTGATACGACAGGAACAATTATAGCTGATAATAGTGTTAGTTTAAATTTAGATATTAAATTAGCTGTTGGAACGAACTATACAAGTGGTTCTCTGCAAACAGCTTGGGGTGCAAGTACGACTGCAAATAGCGGAGTTGGACAAACTGTAAACATAGCCGATAATACAAATAATAATTTTTATATAACGGGATTACAGATTGAAGTGGGAAATGTACATACAGAGTACGAACACAAACTAATAACTGAAGAACTTGCTTTATGTCAAAGATATTTTGAAACTGGTAATGGATTATTGTTAGCTGCTTACTCTGGCGGAGCATTTGGCGGAGGAATAACTCTTAATGAATTTGCTGTAACAAAACGTGCTACTCCAACAATAACAGTAACGCAGGGCAGTGGTTTGGGTAGTCAGACCGCTAGTAATGTAAACACTAACACAACTTATAATGTTGGTGTACACTGGAGTGGGAGTGCTACTGCGGGTGATTATAGAGCTTTTACTTTCACCGCAAGTGCAGAACTTTAATTATGGCTGATTACAAATTTTACACAAATGGAATGACTTCAGATAACGCAGGTGTTATATATAAAGGTGAAAAATATATTCCTCTTGATCCTGCTAATACAGACTATCAAGAGTATATTAAATGGTGTAATGGTGAGGATCCTTACACAGAGAAAGGCGTTACAGAGGAGGCTGATTAAATGTCTGAACTAAAGGTCAATTCAATCAAGGGTGTAGGAGCTAGTACGGCTGCTATTAGCATTGATAATAGCTCTGGGACATGTACTGCCAATATTACTAATAATCTAAGTAATCGTAATTTAATAATTAATGGAGCTATGCAAATAGCTCAACGTGGTACATCGTTTACGTCAGCAGCAAGTAATACTTATGTAGCAGATAGGTGGTTGCATGAAAGAAGCAGTAGTGCTGCTTTTACTATCTCACAATCTACAGACGCACCTGTTGGATACAAATATTCAATTAAAGCAGAGGTAACAACAGCAGATACATCTATAGGCGGTTCAGAATTTAATCAATTTTATTACAAGATAGAAGCTAACGACATAAGTCATCTTGAATATGGAACAGCAAATGCTAAAACTTGCACACTTAGTTTTTGGGCAAAACACAGCCTTACAGGTACTTATCCGTTAGGCTTGCAAAATCATAATGGTTCAAGGGTTTACCCTGCTACATACACAATAAATAACGCTAACACTTGGGAGTACAAAACAATTACATTTGCTGGTGATACAGGTGGGACTTGGAACACAAGTGGAAACAGTCTTGGCTTACGTTTTAATTTTTGTTGGAATTTGGGTTCTAGTTTCACTGGTGGGACTGCTGGAGCTTGGGCAGCAACGACAGGCTTCGCAAATTTTGCTTCAACCGCAGGGCCTGATATCAACGGCACTGTTGGTAACACTGTTCAGTGGGCAGGAGTTCAATTAGAAGTAGGCAGCGTGGCAACAGATTTTGAACACTTAAGTTATACAGATACCTTGGCTAAATGTCAGAGATATTTTTACCTGTGGAAATATCCAGCTAGAGATGCTATATTTTTATTCGTTAGAAATGCTGCTTCTACATTATTTTATGGTCCACCAATTAACTTACCAACTGTTATGAGGGCAATTAGTAGTGTTACATATGTAAATTCTGGTTCTTGGAAAATTGTTAATGGTGGTTCATATTCCATAACGCCAGGAGCATTGTTTAATTCTAATGTTACAGAAGTTAGTAGTTTTCATTTGTATTTTACTTGGGCAGGTTCTAGCGGTTCTTGGGATTTAACTAACATTAGGTCAAATGAAAATAATTATACTTTGCTTCCAACAATACAAATAGACGGAGAACTTTAATGAATATTAGCAACGCATATCGTCTTAGTTCAGACTGTAATATGGTAAGAGTAGAATTTTCAGATTCTACAAATCTAACAATAATTGATTCTACTTCTCCGCCTAAATGGTACTCAGATTGGATAGAAAAAGGTAATACACCACAACCTGCTGAATAGTGGATATACCAGAAATTAATCTACCTGATACAGATTATATTCTTGTACCACCTAAAACAATTTTTTATCCACCTGTGGTAGAGGAACCTTATTTAGATCCAGTTCTTTTACCTTCTCTGGAACAAGTTCAGTCGGGATTGGCGGAAGATCAGGCAAGTACTTCTTCAGAAGAAAAGTCTTCAAATGAGGAAGTGCAAGATATAACCCCAGAGCAGATACCGACAAGCCTGCCAAAAAACCTAGAAGATACTTCAATAGATGAATCTGTTGCTACCTTTACTATACCTTTTTATGGTGAAATGCCTATACCTGCACCAGAAGTCATTGCATCCTCTGTGATTGCTGCGGGCACTGCGTCAGTGGCGAGCGTGGTAGGGGGGATTGCTATGCAATCAGTATTAGCTTTTATAAAGAAAACATTTAAGAAAATCTTTACTAAGATTCTTAAAAAAGAAGTCGCAAGTGTGAAGGAAAAGATGGATAATAATAAAAGTAGCTAGAGTTCACATACCGTACAATGTGGCGTCTAACTAGCTACTTAAATTTTTCGGAATTAGCTTTAACATAACTTCGTATATTGATTACATCACTACAGATATATGCGAATTTGGACTTAGGATTTATCATATAGCCTGATGCGTGAAGCTGTCCGCACTTC